TTTCGCAAGCTAAACGCTCTTTAACAGACTGGCCCATGAACGACTAAACCCGCCTAGAGCGGACTAGGTCACCCCAAGGTTGTTAGTGATGGGGGACGGAAATTCACTAACAAAAAAATTGCATGCAATCAGCGGCGACCGGGTATCACCTCCCAGATAAAGGGGTGAATTTGCTGGAATGGCTTAACTGTGCGAATGACCCGCTATGCGTGCAATCGGTTTTACAGCTGGCTCTTGCGAGAGCCAGCGATAAAGCCAACTAAGGAGAAATGTATGCCTAACCATGTGACAAACATCATAGAAGCAAAACCGTTAGTAATTAAGTCAATGTTGAATGAGCAAGGATTAGTGGACTTCTGCCATATCATCCCTAAACACTCAGATTTAGACCTAGATGGAAGTGGGATGATTAGTTGTGATGCAGAGTACGCAGCAGAGTTGATGTGCAAAGAGCCACCATCTGATAACGAGTTAATTGCTCGTCTTGAGTTGGTGAATCGATTGAGAAGTAGCGCATTGAAGATGAGCGATGAAAGCTTTGAGCAGTTTGTAATGATGATGCGCAACAAACGTAAACATGGTTTTTATCACTGCATGGATTACGCGAGAAACGCATGGGGCACAAAGTGGAATGCCTATAGCCAGTCAGCAGATGTTAATACTGATTATATGGTTACATTTGAAACTGCATGGTCACATCCATACCCAGTAATTGAAGCGCTTTCTAAAAAATTTCCCGATGAAATCATTAACGTTAAATACGCCGATGAAGACACAGGTTCTAACTGTGGCACTTACTCCATCAAAAATGGTGAAGTTATTGAGCAAAATATAGCCCCTGCTTGGTCTGATCAGACAGAACAACAAAAGCGTTTCTTCACTGAATTTTCATTTCGATTAAGGCATCCAAATACCGATCCTCGACAATATGGCTACAACGAAAATTTTGAATATGACGAAGCGGTTGAAGATGCTTTTGCGGCAGAGAAACAATCCGCTTGAGCTGGTTACGGATGACGTAACCGGCAACGTTTTATCAAAGATTTTCATCGAGAGGCTTTGATAAAGCCTATCAAGGAGGACTTATGGATGACCGCTATTCGGTTTATGAAAACCAACTGCTTTACGCGCTAACCGTTGCGCTGCTTGCTAGCAAAAATGGCGACGCAATGAACGATAGCGCAGTTAAAAACTGCCTCGAATCAATCGAGCAGCACAGCTTAATCGGCCCACTAAGCGATGCGTTTGATATGCACTTCTGCCAGTTCACTGGCTATCTGTATCACTACATCGACGACAAGCTAACGACAATTGGCACGCTGCGGATCAACTGCTTAGGCCGCGCCAGAGTTGCAAAGCTTGGTGGACCAGTTCAGCACGCCATCAATACCACTGACCGCACCGTTAACTACATTGAGCGCAAAGAACGGCGCCGCGGTGTTTATCGGATTGACTTAACGGGAGCACTGCCATGTTAACCAACGCCAACGCAGCAGGTGATTACCTTGCTGCCCAGCTATCACGCTCAATCGCGCTCGATAGCGCTAAAGCCGAAGCGATAAGCGCTAAAGCCGAGTGGATTGAAAACCAACTGCAGCGAGGTATTGCCGTGGACGGACACGACCTAGACACCATTATCGAAACCGTACTCGATAACGATGGCATTAACGAGGCGCTAAAAATCGCCTATCTGTACGGTAATCCGCACGGTATCAATGTGTTAATCGATGCCGAAATAACCCGTTTATCAAACCTGATAGCGCCCGATTTGGTGAGCGCGCATCTGGATAGCTTGGAGGATGTGGCATGAACACTAAACCGCTTAAAGCCTACGAAGTACAAGAACGTCAAGAGGGTTACAGCACCATAGTTTTTGCCACCAATTCTGCAACAGCGCGCAGAGAAGGCGCTGCTGAATTAAGTATTGATTGGGAAGATGTTGATTTTTGTCGCCGCTTGCCATGGGCTGACGAATACGCAGGCGTTAAAGGTGGCGTGCCACCACTGGTTTGTATTGATCACGGATGGTGGTTTCAGTGTGCCAAGTGTGGTTGCCGCATAAACAGCGACTTTGAAGGATGGGATAAGGATGGGAACTTTTTCGATATAAAACCGATTGAAGAAGGTCAATTAATTTACTGCTCTCAATCCTGTAAAGACGAACGAGATGATGAGGTTAATGCAAGAAATCAAGCTTTCGAGGAATTCAAAAAGTCAGTTCAAGAAAAACGCCCAGACCTTGAGTTTTACCATTTCAGAGGTGGATGGCCGTTTATCACAATGACCGCTCAATTTAGATTTCCTAATTCCAAATACGGCGGCAGTGCAACAGACCAAGACGGCAACGGCAACATCCAATGGTTTGTTGCCAACGGTGATAAAGCCGCTTGGGATGAATACGAAGCCAAGCTAAAAGTAAAAGGATAATAGCCATGAGCAAACTCTTTAAAATGACCTTTAACCCCATGGCGAGCGCGCCTAAAGGCACTTGCAGTATTACTTACTGCATTGAAGTAGATAGCCTGGCGGACGCAGAACGCCAAGCAGAAATCAACCTTGCCGCAGAAGGTTACAACCGCCGCCACTTCCGCCGCAATATCGAAAGCCATTGCACGCTAGTTGAGTCACAAGCGGTTGAGCCTGACAAGGTTGAAGCTGTCAAATATGACGATTTAATTGATCATGACAAAGGCTTATATGCCGACGCGCTCAGCCCTGAGCCAGTTAACAGCCCTGACCCAAGCGCTTCAATCGACGATGATGACCCCTTTGCCGCCTTTGCGCCAAAACCGTGGACCATCGAATCACTAAACGAGCGTTTAGAGCAGTTAGCGCCAGGTGAACGCTTAATCATCGACGACTTACCCGATGACATTTATCACGGTGCAATCGGCGTGAGCTCAAGCAAGCTCAAGCTGTTTATTGAGTGTCCGCAAAAGTATCACGCCAAGTACATCGCAAAAATCATTCCGGATCCTGAAAAATCCTACTTCGATTTTGGCAAAGCCGTGCATACCACCTTCCTGCAGCCTTGGTTGTTTGCCTCAAGCTACGTGCGCCAACCTGACTCAATCAAAGTACGCCGCAGCAAAGCGTGGGATGACTTTAAAGCCGCAGCGGATAGCGCTGGCCAAGTGGTACTTACCGCTGACCAGTGGGACGATATGCCGATTTTGCGCCAATCGCTTGAGTCAAACCCAAAGGCTAAAGCGTTAACCACTGGCGGCGTAGCAGAGCGCAGCATCTTCACCCGCGACGTTGACACTGGCCTGATTATCAAGTGCCGACCTGACTACATGATAGGTTCGCTGATTATCGACCTTAAAAGTGATGCCAGTTCGGATCCGCGCTTCTTTGGTGCTAAAGCCAAAAAGCTTGGCTACCACATTCAGGACGCGCTTTATACCGATGTGGCTGGCGCCGATGAATTTGCTTTCCTCGTTGTCGAGTCAAGCCGCCCATTTGTGATTACCGCGCCAGTGATACTCGATGCCGATGTTAAGCGCCTCGGTTATCTCAAGTACCGCAAAGCCATGCGCGAGCTTAAGCGCTGCATGGAGCACAACGTCTGGCCTGCTTACACCGACGTAGCAGTAACAGTTGGACTCAACGCATTTGAAGCGCAAGAGCTTGATGCGCTTGAAAACGAGTTTTCCGAAAGTAACACCATCAATATGGAGCGTGCAGCATGACAGCACATACACCAGTCATCATTGACCAGCCGACCAGCACCACTGAGTTAATGATGAACCTAGACGCGATGAACAATATGTATCGCTTGGCTGAAACCATGGCAGGCGGTAAAGCAACAGTTCCAGCCCATTTACAGGGTAACGTCGCTGACTGCATGGCAATTGTGATGCAATCTGCACTGTGGCGCATGAACCCGTTTGCAGTTGCCCAAAAAACCCACGTTGTTAGCGGCACGCTTGGTTATGAGGCGCAGTTAGTTAACGCAGTAGTGAAGCACTCAGGCTCAGTACAGGGTGCATTTCATTACGAGTTTTTTGGCGACTGGTCAAAAGTGATTGGTAATTTCATCACCAAGACGAACCAGAACGGCAAGCAATACCAAGCGCCTAATTGGACGCCTGCCGATGAGAAAGGCTTAGGGGTTAAGGTGTTCAACACTTTAGCAGGAGAAAGCGAGCCACGCCCACTTGAGCTTTTGTTATCTCAAGCGCAGGTTCGCAATTCAACCCTTTGGGCATCCGACCCTAAGCAGCAATTAGCTTATTTAGCGGTTAAGCGGTGGGCGCGCCTATATTGCCCTGAGGCAATTCTAGGCGTTTACTCTGCTGATGAATTGGAGTCAGAGCGACCAGAGCGCGACATTACCCCACAGTCTGAGAAGCGCACAGACTCAAAACTCAATCAAGTGTTAAGCGGCGCGTCCGTCGCTAACGAACAAGCCGTGATGGATCATGAGCCAGCGCAAGCCGCGCTGCCTAACCTTGGGGAAAAACTTGAATGGTCTCTACAAGACTGCACTTGCATGGACGAATTGTTAGAGGTTGGCGAGGCCATTAAAAGCGCAGTTGGCACAGGACAAATCAGCGCAGAGCAACGCAAAAGCCTAGGCAAGCTGTTCACCACAAAGCAGCGCGACTTTACCGCCGTCAACACCGAAACAGGCGAAGTCGCCTAAACCATCTTCCCCTTTTAACCCTTAATATGGCGGCGCCATTGCCGCCAAGGAATCATTATGTCTTTAATTCTACCCTTCGACACCGAAACAACAGGTTTGCCAGATTGGAAATCGCCCAGCGAAGCAGATCACCAACCTCACCTAGTACAGTTAGCCGCACTGCTGGTTAACGATAAGTTTGAAATCATCAAAGAACTAGATGTGATCATCAAGCCAAACGGCTGGATTATCCCCGATGAAGTGGCCGCAATCCACGGTATCACCACCGAGCGCGCAATGGATGAAGGTATTCCAGAACAAGAGGCCTTAGCGCAGCTGCTTGAAATGTCGCAAGGCGCATTGCGTATCGCCCACAACAAAACCTTTGACCAGCGTATTATCCGCATTGCCACCAAGCGCTATAGCGATGAAGCCACTCAAGAGGCTTGGGCCAATAAAGATAACTTTGAATGCACCATGGCAATGTCTAAGCCAATCATGCAGATGCAACCTAAAACGCGGTACGGCTTTAAGTCACCAAAACTAGAAGAAGCCTACGAGTATTTTACTGGTAAAAAACTCGAAAACGCTCACAACGCCATGGCCGACACTAAAGCCTGCTTTGAGGTTTACAAAGCCATCGTACTCGGCGCTAACGAAGCCGCTTAATCCATCCACCATCAAACACTCATTCACGGCGCGCATTTAGCGCGCTGTGGCTTTGCTTTATCTAAAAATACTGAGGATCCACATCATGGCCGCAAAATCCCCTAAAAATGTTCAAGCAACTGCGCCAGAACAAACCACTAACCTGCCCGTTCCGCTGGATGAAATCACCGAAGCCAAGGCCGTCGAACTCGGACCATTGCTTTACACCGAAGCAAACTCATTAACGCCCTACCTTGAGCACATCAAAGCCAGCGTTAATGAAGTGCCAGACCTAACCACCACCAAAGGCCGCGACCGTATCGCCTCGCTTGCTGCCAGCGTAAGCCGCAGCAAAACCGCCATCGAAAAGCCAGGGCGCGCCTACCTTAAACACATTAAAGCCGTGGTGAAGCCGGTTGAGCAAAACCTAAAAGCGTTTGTTGATGCCTGCGACGCCCTGCGCGATGAAGTGCGCGCCCCACTAACCAAATGGGAAGAAGAACAGCGCGCCAATCAAGAACGCCTGCAAGCCAAGGTTGATTACTTTGGCGAAGAATACCAAAGCATGCTTGAAAACATGCCGAGCAACCTGCATGAGCGCGCCGACTTTATCAAAGCCGTGCTTGAGGATATTAAAGTAGAGCCAGTGGGCGACGATTTTGAGTCGATGAAAGAAGCTGGCCAAGCTGCCAAAGCGGACGTTATCAGCAAGATGACACTGGCCTATCAAGCCGCGATCATTGAGTCAGACAACCAGCGCAAAGCCGACGCGCAAGCCGAACAAGAACGCTTAGCCCGTGAAAAGCAGATTGCCGAAGAAGCGGCGGCGAAAGCTAAAGCGGATGCAGAAGCGGCGGCAAAGGCGAAAATCGAGCAAGCGGAGCGAGAAAAGCAGGAAGCGATACAGCGTGAAGAACAGCAGCGTCAAGCGGCTATCCGTGAGCAAGAAGCAGCAAAACAACGCGAACAACAAGCAGCAGAGCAAGCCGCCGCTAATGAACGCGCTCGCATCCAACGAGAGCAAGCTGCCAAAGAAGCGGCAGAACGCCAAGCCAAAGAAGAAGCCGACCGCAAAGCGGCCAATGAAGATCATCGCCGAGCAGTCAACAAAGACATTATGCAGCGACTTGTCGCACTTGGGGCAACCAAGGAACTAGCAAGGGCTATTACCGTCGCAGCCATGGATAACCAACTTGGCGCAATGGTTATCAGTTATTAACGCGCCAACTACTAGCGCGTGACTCACTTCAACCCATTAAAAACCTAAGCGCGGCAAGCGCATAGCCTGCCGCGATAGGACTCTTATTTTTAAAGATTTGGAGAATCATCATGGCAAGAGCAAGACAATATCATCGCGGCATCGGCGCATGTGCAATCGAAGCGCCAAAATCCGAAGGCTGCAAACGTGGCGACATTCTGGTAGGTCAAGCCACGGTTAAAGCGTTTAAACATGGTTGGGCATTGTTAGGTTCGCGCTTCACTAGCAACAAACTGCGAGCTATCGAGCACGCCAAGCGCATCGACCGCATGTTAGTAAGGGGTTAGCCATGTTTAGAGTATTTGGCATAACCCGCAGCCAAGCGGAACAACTGGCAAAGCGCAAGGTTAAGCGCGTTAAAAAAGTCGGTAAAAAGACAGTTGAACTCACCGAACCAGAGTATCAGCAGGCCTTAGCTGATGAAATAGCCAATCAGATGCGCACAGCCAAGCCTAAGCAACTCAGCCACGATTTATCCACCCCTAATATTTGCCGCGAATACATGAAGCTGATTAAAGAAGAAGCTCGGCTATTCATCATGCACCGCAAAGAGGGCGAGATAAACCCTAAAACACGCAAACCTAAAATGGAGTGGGCAGTTTATGAGGCATAACATTAAACGCCGCGTCGAACCATTAACGCCTACTGATACCCACGGAAAAACGCCGTGGAACCCAAGCCGTAGAGCGTTAAAACTGGTGAAAGACAGAGTGGAAATTCCCTGCGTCTGCCCTTATTGCTTAGGGTTAGTGAGTATTACCCATCACCAAGTTATATACAGCGGCAAGCAATACAGTGAATGGCCTTGGGTTTACGCCTGTAACGACTGCGACGCATACGTAGGCATGCACCCGTTCACCAACCTTCCACTAGGCACGCTGGCCGATAGCGCCACCCGCAAAGCGCGCACCAAAGCCAAGGCCGCTTTTAACCGCTATTGGCAATCACGCGGCATGAGCAGGAATGATGGCTATCACTGGCTAGCGCAGCAGCTCGGTATCGAAAAATCAAAATGTCACATTGGCTGGTCAGATACGGCACAATGTGAGCGGATCATTCAAGTTTGTAAGGGGGAATGATGGAGCAATTTAAATCAGAAAATGCTCGACTTATCTTTGGAGACTGCCTCGAGGTTGGAGGCATTATTCAAGATAGCAGTATTGATTTAGTTTTAGCCGATGTTCCTTATGAAGTTACTCAATGCTCATGGGATGCAATTATCGATATAACCAAAATGTGGGAGTTGATAAAGCGTGTTATTAAGCCAAATGGAGTTGTACTGCTCCATGCTGCTCAGCCTTTTACTGCAGTTCTAACTTGCTCAAATATCCCATGGTTTAAGTACGAAATAGTTTGGGAGAAAGGTAATGCAACAGGCTTCTACAATGCAAAAAAACAACCTCTTAGAGCGCATGAGCACGTGCTTGTTTTCTGCGATGGCGTTGGAGCATATAACCCTCAAATGACCCACGGTCACCCAAGAAAAACAGCATCAAGAAAGAAAACAGGCAGTGAGTGCTACGGAGAAGGCTCAAAAGGGACTGTTTACGACAGCACTAGCCGTTACCCTCGTTCTGTTCAGTTTTTCTCGTCTGATAAACAACGCAGAAAGCTACACCCAACTCAAAAGCCGATGGCTTTAGCTGAATGGTTAATCAAAACCTACAGCAATCCAAAAGACACTGTTTTAGATTTTTGCTTCGGTTCTTGCACTACCGGTATTGCAGCACTAAACACTGGCCGCAAGTTTGTCGGTATAGAAAAAACACCTAAATATTTTGAGATTGGCGTGCGGCAAATAAGCCAAATAGATAAAGATGCGGAGGCAGCATGAACCACCTTATCCAAGGAGGTGAATCGGCCGAGCGCTTTAAGCTGCTACTTAGCCTAACCAAAATCAAAGAGCCTATTAGCTCAGCCCTCTTTGATTACTACGTTAAAGGCGTTAGCTCAGGCAACGCGGCAGAACTGAGAGGCATCAAGCACGGCAATGTAAGCCGTGGGGCTGATACTCTCGAACAACACGCCGCCATCGTCGAAGCTATCAAACAGCTTGATTGGGAGAAGCACATTGCAAAACTCAATCAAGCCAACGCGCGGATAGCAGAGCTAGAAGCGCTGCTCGCAGATATCAACAAATAGCCGCTCGCTTAACTGATAAAAAATAACAGTTAAAACCTCTTAACCTTTCCTATCGAGATAATCCTATGAGCATAAGCACCTATGCCGAATCGTTGCGCGCGCTAAAAAGTAAAACGGTTCACCGTCTAAATGAAGTCGGCGACCAATGGCGCACGCCAGACGCACTTTACTGGGGCGTATTCGCCAAGTTTGGCCCGTTTGTACTCGACCTGTTTAGCGATGGCGACAACGCCAAATGCCCTCGCTATTACACCGTTGAAGATAACGCCCTCACCCAAGATTGGACTAAGGACTTAGCAGGCGGCAAAGCGTTTGCAAATCCGCCGTATTCCCGTTCTAGCTACGAAGATAAGCAAGCCATCACTGGTATGCGCAACATTATCGACAAGTCGATGATCGAGCGCGATAAGGGCGCCAAGTTTGTTTATATCATCAAAGCGGCTACATCGGAAGTCTGGTGGCCGGAAGAAGCAGATCATATCTGCTTTATCCGTGGGCGCATTAGCTTTGACCTACCCGAGTGGTTTATCCCCGCCGACAAAACACAGGAATCATCAAGCGCCGGATTCGCCTGTGCAATTGCGGTATTCGATAAGACCTGGCGCGGTGAGCGTATGAGCTATGTCAACCGCGATGACCTACTGCGCGACGGCCAAGTGATGCTCGATATGATTGCAGCCGCGGCAGAGAAAAAAGCCTCAACCTACATCACTGGCACCATTGAAACGCGCCCAGATACTGCCGAACAAGGCGAGCCAATCATTGCACCTCAAGTCAGTGATCAGCTCGATATCGAAGATCAAATTGCGCAGGACAGCACGGCAACAAACAGCGTATGGCCGATTGAAGTGATGAACATTGCCAAAGAGGTATTCAAGCTTTGTGGCATAACGGAAACCACTGAAATCCAGTTCCAAGAGCTATGTGAAGAAGCCAACCGACAGCGGTTAGAAGGTTATCCAACCGACTCAATCATTGACGACCTAGTAATGAACATGCCAACGGAGAAAAATACATGCGCAGCTTAATCGTAGATAACTTCGCCGGTGGCGGCGGTGCCTCCACTGGCATGGGCTGGGCAATTGGTCGCAGCGTTGATATTGCAATCAACCATGATCAAGATGCTATCGCTATGCACTCTGCTAACCACCCTGACACACTGCACTATTGCGAATCGGTGTTTGATGTTGACCCAGTAAAAGCCACTGCAGGTAAGCCAGTTGATGTGGCATGGTTTAGCCCTGACTGCACTCATTTTTCCAAGGCCCGTGGTAATACGCCTGTTAAAAAAGAAATACGCGGGCTGGCGTGGATCACCATTCGTTGGATCTTGAGAACCCGCCCGAAATTAATCCCATTAGAAAATGTTGAGGAATTTAAAACGTGGGGGCCGTTAATTGGTGAAGGTTCACAAAATCAACGCCCCGATCCTGCTCGCAAAGGTGAAACGTTTGAAGCCTTTAAAGCCATGCTTACTACTGGTGTCGATGCTGATCACCCTGCTTTAGCTGAATGCGTTGAAACCTTAGGGTTAAGTCATTCAGATAGAAATAAGTTGATAAAAGGGCTCGGCTATAAAGTAGAGTTTCGTGAGCTACGCGCCCGAGACTATGGCGCCACCACTATCCGTAAACGCCTATTTATGATTGCCCGTTGCGATGGTCGGGCGATTGTGTGGCCAGAACCGACACATGGCGCCACGCATGATCCTCGGGTTATTCGCGGCGAATTAAAGCCGTGGGTGACAACGGCCAAAAAACTTGATTTTTCTTTGCCATGCCCAAGCATATTTATGACCAAAGAAGAAGCTAAACAGCAAGGGCTTAACGTTAAACGCCCTTTAGCTGATGCGACATTAAAACGAGTGGCCATTGGCACGATTAAGCATGTTTTAGAAAACCCTAACCCATTTATTATTGAGATCGCTAACTGGTCAGGTAAAGGCACTAAGAGCGTTAACGAGCCCATTAAAACAATCACCGCCTATCCTAAAGGCGGCGCATTTGCTCTTGCTGCGCCTGTTATGATTCAGGCTAACGGTGGATTTAATACCACCCATGCTTATTCAGTTGAAAACCCCTGCAGCACGATAACCAACACAGGCAGCCAGCAGCAAATAGTCTCGGCCTTTATGGTTCACTTGCGTAAAAACATCAAGCCGACTTCTTTAAGTGACCAGATGCCAACTATTACTGCAGGCGGTACCCACCATGCCGAGGTTAGGTTAACTCTTGTTGCACCTGGCGACAGCGGTTTAACGGCAGAGCAAGAAGCTGGCGCCGTACAAGTCAGCGCGTTTTTAATGCGTTATTACTCAAACGGTGGCCAATGGAGTTCACTCAACGAGCCATTAGCCACTATCACCACTAAAGAGCGTATTGCATTAGTCACAGTCACTTGGAATAACAAAACCATGGTGATCGTGGATATTGGCTTAAGGATGCTTACTGCTCGAGAACTATTCTGCCTGCAAGGCTTTCCTGATGACTACATCATTGAGGGCTATAACGGCAAAACCAACAAAACTCAGCAGGTCGCAAGGTGTGGCAATTCGGTACCGCCGCAATTTGCCGAGGCCATTCTCAGGTCAAATCTTCCTGAGCTTTGCACACAAACCGCCGAAGCGGCATAGGAGGCAGCATGAAGCAATCAACCGCAATCCGCGAAGCGCTTAACAAGTGGTACGCCATGCCACGCAAACAAGCATGCAGCTGCCAACAGTTTATGAAAAAACTCGCCGAAGAATTAAAGAAGGAAGGTAAGTGATGGATAAGACGATCTTAGACCCATGCTCTGGCAGTCGAATGATGTGGCAAAACAAAGCAAATCCGGCGGTGGTCTTTGGGGATATTCGTAGCGAAACCATTACCGTAACTGACCGCAGTCACGGCAAACAGGACGGAACGCGAACAGTAAGTATCGAACCTGACTCTTTAATGGATTTTCGCGCGCTGCCTTTCGCTGATAACTCATTCAAGTTGGTTTCGTTTGACCCGCCTCACCTAGTTCGAACAGGCCCTAAAAGCTGGCTTGCTGCTAAGTATGGAAAGCTAAGTGATAACTGGCGTGATGACTTAGCCAAAGGGTTTAGCGAGTGCTTACGAGTGCTTGAGCCGAACGGAGTCTTAATCTTTAAGTGGAATGAAACTCAGGTAAAGGTGCGTGAGGTTTTAGAGCTTGCACCAATAGAGCCTTTGTTCGGCCATATCAGTGGCCGCAAAGGATTAACCCACTGGCTGGTGTTTATGAAGCCAGTTTCAAATACCAATGATAAAAAGGCAGGTGCAGCATGACCAAACGCAGAGTGTTTTTAGACGGCAACGGCTCAACCAAAATCAATGTTGAAGGCCTTGGGGTTTACGTTCCTGCCAGCGAGCTGGCGCAACTTAAGCAAAAGCTAGGTACCGAGAATCAGCAATTGAAAGACCAAGTTCAAGCCATGCAGCTGGAAAGATCAACGCATGTCGATGATATCGGCATCGACAGATTTACCAATGCTATGCGGGTAAAAATGGCCTACGCCAGAGCTAATGGCCGCAGTGGTTGGGATGATCCAGCGCAGTGTTCAGGCGAGCAGCTAGCAAAATTGTTAGTAGAGCATCTAACCAAAGGCAATGATGGCACTTTCGAGGACGTTGCCAACTTCGCCATGATGCTGCACCAGCGAAATGAGTCTCCAATACTGCTGGTTGATGCGGTAAACGGAGTCAGCGCCAAAGCCGTGATGAACTTTGCAGAGGTAAACCGTGGCGCATATCAAAGCGGTTTTGTATCGCCAGAGCTAACCGTCTATGACGTTTATCAATTCGCACGTAACCACGTTAAAGATAACTATGGCTATGAAACAAAGCCATGGACTGGTGAGGACGCTGATAAAGCAAAGGCTGCTACTTGTGAAATCATCGCGCTAGCTCTCGAGTCTATCAATCCCGTTGAATTTGTCGCGATGGCGTTAAGGCATACAACGGTCAGCGGTGACTTTGACTATCAAGACGTAAAAGACGCATTCAAGCACTTGGCTGATGAGTATCGTCAGGCAGCTAAGGATGGTGCAGCATGACTCTAAATGATCGCATGAATCAACTTATCGCTGAGAATGAGCGATTAAAATCCGAGCGGCTTGAAATTCTTACTAAATTTGGTGAGTTAAATCGTGACAAGCTAAGGCTGGACCTGCTTGATGAGGTTAACGCTGGCTTCAATGAGCAAAACGGCACTTTATACGGCTGGGTTGTTGACTGGAATCATAACAGGATTTGCCTACGAGATAGCGACCCAATGAAGAAGTCAGTTAGACAAGCAATCGATGAGTTTGCATTGAGAGTCAATAAGGCAGGTGCATAATGTTTCAACAAGAAATCGAAGCTATGCAAACTCAGGTGGTGCAACAGTTCTTCTCGCCAGCACAACTTGCTCGAGCGCTGGGGATAGGCACTACAAAGCTGTACCAACTGCTTAAACTAGATGACTTCCCCAAGCCGACAACAAACCCTCATTTTAAGAATAAGTACAACTTTCAAGAAGTGAAGGCTTGGATAGAGCATGGTTACCAACCTAATCCAGCGTCAATAGATATTAAGCCAAATAGCAAAACAATTCAGCAAGCGTATTTCGACGGATTTATAAGAGGTTATGAGCGTTGTTCAGTTGACTGCGACGACGGCCAATGGACCGATAACCAAGATGAACTAGAGGCGTATGCTGCTACGTTTGCAAATGAATACTCGATAGAAAAGGCAGGTGCATGATGGCAAAGCAAAGCGTTGAAACCACCCATGCAAAGTGGGTTCGCGGAAATTTACTGCCAACTGTATTTGGCATAACATCCGAGGCCGCGCGCAAATATCGTGAGCGTGGAGTATGGTTAGAAGGTCGGCAATGGCGTTACGACCCAGTTAATCGCGTTGTCTATAACGTCAATGAGATAGAGCGCTGGATGGAAGGAGTAGCATAATGAGCACTTTACCAAAGGGAGTTGAAAAACTCCCTGTTGGCGTCGAAATCAATTACAACACGGTCCGCATCGTGTTTATGCTAAACGGCGAGCGCTGTAGAGAGCCATTAACCGGTTACTCGAAGATCACCAAATCAGTTATCAAGTATGCCGAAAACAAGCGCAACGCCATCTTAACCGAGATAGCTGAAAACCGTTTTGATTATCTGGCCCACTTCCCTGATTCAGCAAAAGCCGCTGCGCTAGCGGGTATGATTAAAACTAAGTTAACCGTAGTTGACGCGGTAAACCAATGGCTATCAGTTCAGGAGGCAACCAAAGCCAAAAGCACTTTTAAAAATTACAAAACCAAAGCGCAGCATGTGATCAATAAATGGGGATCACGCAAGCTTGCCGACATTAGCAAGTCTGAGTTTGAGCTATTCCAAGCTGAACTGCTGCGTGGTGGACTATCACCTAAAACCGTCAACGATATTTTTACTATTGTGCGCGGCGTATGGTCAGAGGCGTTTCACGAAGGCGCAATCAAAGCTAACCCGCTTGACCGAGTTAAAAACGTCGAGCGCGATAATCTTGAGGAAACCGCCGACCCGTTTACTCGGGAAGAACTCGCACGGCTTGAGAATATCAACACAGTTCGCCAAGGTGATATAAACATGGTTATGTTTTGGTGTTGGTCAGGTCTATCACTGTCGGAGATCATCGCGCTGGCGTGGGAAGATATTGATACCGAAACCTGGACCATCAAAGTGCAGCGCGCCAAGGTGCTTAATCAGTACAAAGTACCCAAAGAGCGAGGACGTATCCGAGTTATTGAGCTGCTAGAGCCTGCTAAAGTCTGGCTACAACGACAAATGGCACTCACCTACATGCAGCAAACCGCAGAGTACACTGTGCAGCAACGGGATAACATCACCAGCCGACAAGAAGCCATCCGCTTGGTTTTCTTAAACGGTAAAAGCAATGAACCTTGGTATGACAATTCTGTGCGCCGCTGGTTTACCAACATACTTAAGCGCGCTAAGTTGCGACACCGTGGTCCCAACCAATGCCGCCACACTTTCGCCAGTCAGTTGCTTTCAAACTACGTTCCGCTTGAATGGGTAGCGCGACAACTTGGTCACAGTGACACAACCATGATCAAGAAACACTATGGCAAATGGATACCTAAAGACTCACAAAGAATGGCAAGTCGAATATCTGAAATGATGGGCTTTAATGCGGACATAAGCGGACAGGAAAACGCGAATTTTGCCCAGATTTTGCCCAGAAGCAACAAGGGGAACCAGTAA